TAACCGGTGAAGTTTATTCTCGAGATGGCGGCGACTTCGTTGGAAACGCTCAATTATTAGCGATTACATTAACTCCAAGACCAGCACAATCTCACCATAAAATCGACAGAATCACACTAAGCGAAAGGTACGATATGAATATCGACGAAATGAGTTTAGACGAGCTTAAGCAAGCATACATCGCAAAAGATGAGCTTGTAAAAGAACTCGAACAAAAACTATCTGACATGAAAGACGAAGCTGAATCGGCGATCTTAGCTCAAAAAGTTGAAGATGACGCTGAAAAAATGGCCGAATCAAAAGACGAAGAGAAAATGAGCGAGTCAAAAGACGAAGAGAAAAGCTATAATAAAATGAGCGAATCTCTTAATCAATCGACTCTATTAAGTGAAGTTCAACTTCTTCGAGAAACAAATGAAAAGCTCAACAAACGACTCGAAAAGATCGAAGCCGAAAAAGCCGAGATCGAAAAGAACGACGCAGTCAAAACTCTTCTTAATGAGGGTCGTATTTCACCGGCCGAGCAAAGCGTCGTGGGTAAAGCTTGGGAACTGCGAGATATCCAGCCCGAGTTCTGGCAAATGTTCTCTGAACGACCTTTGAATTCATCTGTACCGCTCGAGACTGTCGGACATGGTGCAAGCGGTCAAGAGATCAGCAAAGCAACTTTAAACGATCGAGTTCGTGAACTTGCAAACGAAAAGAGCGTCTCATATAGCGAAGCTCTTCAACTATTCCGCAAAGAAAATCCTGACTATTACGCAAAAGCTTTTGGAGCATAAAAAATGGCTATTACAGACAATACTATTACTCTCGTCGCTGCCGAAGCGATTACTGAATATGCACTTGTTTCGGTGAATGTTGACGGAAAAGCGACAATCACTGACGCAGCAACCGAAAATAATTGCGTCGGCATCGCTCAACGAGCTTGTTCAGCCGGTGATGTCGTCGAAGTCGCTGTACTTGGAAAGACTCGTGCTATCGCTGGCGGTGCTATCGCTCCGGCGACTATGAATCTTTTGATGGCGACAACCGGCGGAAAGCTTGTAGCTTTCGATGGTGCGACTAGCAAGTACGCTGTCGCTCGTATGCTTCCGAATGTAAATCAAGACTCCGCTGCCGATGGTGATCAAATCTTTGTGATCTTTACCGGGCCAGCTAATCTAACCGCTATCGCTTAAGGACTTAAAAAATGGCTTCATCTTATATTAATATGCATCCAGTTGACGAAATTCTAAGTAGTATTCTCGTCGAAGCTGTACCCAGTGACGACCAACTTATCGCCGACAAAATCTTTGAAACAATTAAAGTTCCTGAACGAAGCGGTACTTTACTTTTAGAGACTAGTCGTAATTTCATGGGAGCCGGTGCCGGTCTTGATCTTCGTACTGCTCCCGGTTCTTCACGACCTTTGATCGGTGGTTTTGATCGCTCAAGTCAAACATTCATGATCGATAAGTACTCGGCCGAAGATTTCATCGCGATGGAAGATATCGCTGATTCACAATATCCGGGATCAGAAGAAGCAAGAGCAGCGAAGAAAGTCGCTCGAGTTATGAAGTTAAACAAAGAGAAGCGAGCCGCTGATCTTTTGTTTGGTACTGCGAACTTCGGAAACGATACCGCTGCAAATGAATTCGGCGGAGAGTTCGACGATGCGAATGCGGAACCACTAAGCGACCTTTACGATCTTAAGAACACTATCTTTGAAGGTGCGCATGGTATAAATCCCGATACTCTTATTCTCGGTCATAAAGTGTTTTTGACTCTTGCGAAGAATCCCGAAGTGCGTGGCTTTGCCGGTACTTCAAGCGCAGGCTTTGCAAGCGGTTCTCGAATTCTATCAAACGAAGCGGTCATGCAAGTTCTTCGTGATGTTCTCGGAATTCCGAATATCTATGTCGGTTCTGCTCGTCAAGATACTTCAGTTCCCGGAGCGACTTCAAGTGAAGGCTTCATTTGGACTCAAGACTCGCTCTTTATGGGTATCTTGAAGGGTAGTGACGCAATCGTTCAAAAGTCCGGCACTGTTAAAGGTATGCCAGTCGCCGCGCTTAATCTTGTTTATCAAGATATGCTTGCCGCTCAATACGATACTCCTGATCGCTTGCGTCGTCATGTTTATGGAGAAGAGTTCAACAAGTTCCACGCTGTCGACTCGACTCTCGGTCGCATCATCACAAGCGTCGTAAACTAAAAAAATGTTGTGTTCTTGCGGTCGTGTCTTACTTGCTGAAGGAGACGCTGATAAAAAAGCTATCGCTGATTTAACTCGTCAAGCAAACGAGCAAAGCGGAGTGATCGCAGAACTAACAAGAGCGAAGGTCGCTCAACTTAGAGCCGAGCTTAAAGCTGAACAAGCGTTCGCTAAAGCTTTAAAATCGGCTCGAGCTGATATAGTCGATTCATTAGATAATGCGTTGACTTTAATCAATCCGAGTTCACTTGCTCAACTGAGTAATGATGAACTAACCGATTTAATATTAAATGCTGGTCTTGGAAATGCGATCGATGTTTTTATCGATCAACAAGATAAGATTCGAGACTCGATCGAAGCGACTTTAAATACAGTCGAGCCGACATTTAATTACCAATCTATAGCTCCGCAAGTTGACGCTTTACAGATTCAAAGCTCGACAGCGGTATTCGATGACATCATCATCCCGATGTATCAAAAGTCAATTCGTGAATCTTTAAGAGATATCGCTTTGGAGATTCCGGCGACTGTCGCTTTATCAAATCTTCAAATGAGGATGAAAAAAAGCGAAGGTTCGGCTTTAACTGAAGTCCGAACAAAGATAAGTCAATACGGACGAGGGGTAACCGCTGTCGCTGCAAAAGCGGCCGGCCTGAATAATTATTTATACACTGGGCCGAAAGACGGAATAACTCGACCATTCTGTCGACAGTTGATAAACTTAGTCGTCAGTGAAAGACAAATGAGTCGTTTAAATAATGGTCAGGGCTTGAATGTCATTACAAGCGGCGGCGGTTATAATTGCCGGCACAGTTGGTCGCCGGTTAGCGAAGGCTTTATCAAAGCGGCTAAACTAAAAAGAGCGACTGACGACGATATCAATGAAGCGAACAAGGATGCGAAATGAGAAAAGCTATAACAAGTCAAGATCATCGTTTTATTTGGTCGCCACAAGTACCGATCACAGGTACAGCTTCAATCGTTATCGATACTGAATCAGGGATCAGTTCAAACTTGACTCGATTCACAAGCGATTTGACTGTAACAGCTATCGCAAGCGATCGAAGAACATTAACGCTTTCGAGTACACCGGCCGATTATTATCGAGAACAGCAAAACGCTTTCTTGATTACTTCAAGCGATACTTATTACGCTGTCGTCGTGTCTCGACTTGGCGGTACGACTGCGATTCTCGCTGAACCGCTTTCAAGAGAAATCGATTTAACTGATTCGGCGACTCTTCAACTTGCGACGAGCTACCTTGATATTGATTCGACAGCTCTAGCGACGAATGGACTTTATCCTTATCGAGTAAGCTATACTCAATTAAACATGAGTACAGCGAAGCAAGAAAAAGGTTTATTAAAAGTCACTCCTCGCCCTTTCAATACTGGCCTTGATCATAATCAATTCGTTGCGACTTTTGCGAATCTAGCTGATCTCGTTCCTCGTCGTCAAAGCGATTTCGAAGCTCAAATCAAATCAGCTGAACACGAGATTATTTTATCGATTCGAGATCATTTAAACAGTGATAACATAACAGAGGATGAAGTTTTCAATCCCGAATCCTTCTCCCTTGCACATGCTTATTGTACAGCGGCGATCATCTATGAATTAACTCGAGACTTTGACGCAGCGGAGATTATGCGTAATCGTTGCCGAGAATTACTTGATTCAGCTTTACGATCGATCGCTCTTGATTTGGACGGTGATGGTGTTGTCGATCCCGGCGAAGATGACTTAAGAAGAAAAGGCGGAAACGCTCGAGACTTCCGGGCATCTTGGCGAGGATATTCGAAAACAGCAAATGATTCATTCTTTAATCCGGTTCGTGGGATGCGTCACTGATGACAGCTCGAATAAACTTAAATCTTCCGCGTCACTTGTGGACTGCAAGAGATAGTCTTGTACTCGCTCAAAATATGCTTGCACTCATCAAGCTACGAACGAGCGAGGGAATCGACGCTAATAATCGACAGTTTAAAGACTATAGTCGAAAGCCGATGTATGTCGCTAAGCGAGGAGCCAGACTCGTTCCCAAAGGTGGACGACCTTCGAGAACCGGTAAATCGATTTATTATGCCGGCGGTTATAAGCAATACAAAGAAGAATCACGACGACGAGGTTCTTCAAGCGATAGTGCAGAAGTCGATCTTGTGTTGAGTGGTCAACTCATGAATAATTTAGTCGTAACCGAAGCGACGCAAAACGGATTTAAGATCGGCTTGACTCGACATGTAGAAAACTATGGCTATCATGTTAATGAAGATCGAGAATATATCGGGCTCCGGGATGAAGATGTTGATACGCTAGTCGAAGCTATAAAGTTTGATGCTTTGGAGAAGTTGAAATGAGTCAAGGCATAGATTCAGCTCTCGACGTTATCGAGAATCGAATCGAATTGATCACTCCAAAAACTGATATTAATAATGGTTTTGTAGCGATTCAAAGAGGCGATGGAAATGTCGTCGAACTAGCTGAACGCTCGTTTAATAATCGTTATTTTGAGCTTGCTTTATTGAACCTACCGGTCGACGATGGCGAAACCGGTTTAAGCGGTCGCAAACGAGCAAGAGTCGACTGTCGTGTAAGATATGAATTACCGCACGATTATGGCTATCTTACTCGAATGATCGCCGAAGATTCGTCAAATCTTAGCGATACACTTAAAGAGCCGGATTATGATTTAGAAAATACCGGGATAATTAGCGTTATACCTGATCAACCTACTTTTGAGTCGATCGCCGATCAAAACGGAAATCGAATAGCGTTCATTCTCACTTTACCTTTTGACCTTCTTTTCTTGGAGTCTTAAAAATGGCAGTTACTCACAGAAGTTTAAGCGTCGCAGTTGAATCGACTTTCGGCTCTCCCGATAGCGATGGAATTCCGAGCGTCAGCGGTTTGACATTTGTTTCTATTCCTTGCGAACGAGACCCGGTTGTTTTATCCGGCGATCCGGTCGCTTCGGAGCGTAATGATACTCGAGACGGAGCTTACTTTAACGCTCCCGAGCCGGATACTGTATGGTCGGGCGGTTCAAGAGTGCGACGACGAACCGGTTCGATCGTGTGTCGTCTCGACTTAACTAGTATCGGAACGAGTGCAAACAACTATAATTCGAATTATCTCGGCTATTTGCTCGGAGCTGGTTTTAATACACAAGCTCCAAGTTCAAATCTAAAGGCGGATACAGCAAGCGCAGTCACTGACGAGAATACATACACTCCGACGAACGCTCCGGCGACGACTGATGTCGGCTTATTGATCGGTTCTTTAATTAATGGCAGAGCTGAATATTCAGCGATTACCGACAACGATGTCGGAGCCGGTAGCGATGTCACTGTATCACCGGCTTTTAGTTCGGGTTTTACCGGTACTCCTACGATTCGAGGTCTCCAAACTTGGTATGTACCGAGCCGACAAGCAAGCGGTCAATTTAATCATTCGGTAGCATTTAAGATCGATGGTCAAAACTTCCAACAACTTGCTTTCGGATGCGTACTTGAATCGATGAATATTACGCTCGATAATGGTCGCCTGATGGCCGAGCTAACATATCAAGCCGCTTTCATTACTGATAATCATTCAGGAGCTATCGGATCAGTTGAACCGGTTTATAACTCAGGTTCACCGGCTTTCTTTCGTGGTTCTTATGTCGTGGTTAGCGATGGTTCGCCAGCAAGTTCTTCGAATGGTACAGTCGGAGAAACACAAGGTCGAATCGCTCTTGACTGCGAGGACTTTAGCTTGACTGTTACAAATACATTGACTCCGCTTGCATACTCAAATGATGTTATTGCAATGTCGGGAATGGAAGTAAGCGATGTAAGCGTCGAGTTGAGCTTGACTCTGTCGACTGTCAATTCAACAGTTGCAAACGATTATTTCAATAGAACAGTGCGTCAAGTGCTCGTCGGAACCGGACCGATCGCCGACGGAAAAGGATGCGCAATCATGCTTCCGGCTGCTATCTTGACAAATGATCCGAGCGTTTATGATGTTAGCGGAAAC